CGAGCAGCGGGTTTACACCGATCACAGAGTACGTACCCGGCGCGAGATTGCCCTTCAAGATCACCAATGGCGGTTCGAGGTCACACCGAATACGTTGCTTCCTGACCAGATGGAGGCGGCGCGCTCGGTATTCCCGAAGGTATTTATCAATGAGACTGAGTACGAATACGACGAGCCGAGCCTGAATGGGCTGCTAGATGCGCTGGAGTCATCAACCAGGCAGTACGATGAGAAATTGCAGACATTTAAGGACAGACCGCTGCATGACTGGTCGAGCCACAGCGTATCGGCATACCTGAATATGTCAGTGAATATGCGCGGTTGGATGTTCGAGGATGTGAAGGTCAAACCATTCACCGCACCGGTCGAGATGAAACAGGACTGGAGCCCGCTGGACTGATGGACACACAGGAGTACTACGTTGTATTTACCGATGCCGAGGTCAACCAGTGGTTCACACGGTTCCTGCATCCGGGGTATGGACACTGCTATGTCGTGTGGTGGGATGGCTTTAACTGGATACGGATGCGGCCAGATTTGACCCATGTGGCTATCGAGGTATTGCCGCTGATAGATTCAGGTGACGTGGAGCTGGTCGTGCTTGGTAATACGGCAGTCCATGTTGAGGTTCCGGTCAACAAGCAACGAGTACGCACACCACTCATGCTTGCGCCGGCAACCTGCACGGAGGCGTGCAAGGCAGTGCTCGGAATACGCGCACCGTTTGTATTCACGCCGCGGCAGTTGTTCAACTACTTGGTGACACGAAAGCATGAGCGGTGGTGGCGGAAGCGGGGCAAGCCCGGAACAGAAGAGGCTCCAACAGCTTCAACTGGATGAGTACGACAAGGTAAAGGCCACTGAGCGGCGCAAGCTCCAGGCTCTTCGTAGATCGCGTTCCGGCAAGATATCCTTGATGTCCGGTGATGCCACCGGCATACCGGTTGCCAAGCAGTCAATGGTCAGCGTCGGTTCCCTGTGACGCACTCACTACCCACAGAACTCGGCGATACCGGTACGCTGATCAAGCGATACCAGCGGGCCGGCTCCAAGATGGAGCAGTGGCAAGGCTATCTGCATGACTGCTTCAGATTCACCGCACCGAACCGCGATACCTTCTTTCGCAAAGAGGCTGGCACCAGCCGGCACAAGGACATATACGATTCCACCGCAGTCCTGGCATCCAAGCGTTACGTGTCTCGGTTGCTTGCCACGCTCATGCCAGCGTGGTCGCACTGGACGATGCTGGTTCCGGGCACCGATTACGAGAATGATCCTGCTGCTGACCAGATAACCGAGGGGCTAGAGAAGTTGACGGAGGACATGTTCCGCTTCGTCAATCACTCGAACTTCTACCAGATCGTGCCAGAAGCTGCTCGGGACATGTCGGTATCGACCGGCGCCATGAAGATAGAGGCGGGAACGATCGAGAAGCCGTTTGTGTGTACGGCAGAAACGATGGACAAGCTGCGGTTTGAGGAAGGGCCGAGCGGACTGATTGAGAACGTGTGGCGAGCGCCAGTAATTCGGCTGGGCGTGCTGGATCGCGCATATCCGGGTGTGGACTTCCCTGCGAAGTGGGAGGCGATGCGCAAGAACAAGCCTGATCACGAACCGAAGCTCATCGAAGGTTCGCTGTACGCACCGAAAGAGGATGTCTATGTCTCGTTCCTGATCGCCGAGGAAGAGAAACAACTAATCTGGGCACAGGTAAATGGGCAAGGGCCGGGCGCAAATCCGTGGGTTGTTTTTCGTGACGACAAGATCCCTGGCGAGGTATTGGGGCGTGGACCGGCGATGGCTGCATTACCCGATGTCCTGACGGCCAACAAGGTTGTGGAATTTGAGCTACGCAATGCGGCGCTGGCTGTTTCGGGGGCGTGGACCGGCGTGGCTGACGGTGTGCTCAACCCGTACACGGCCAGGATCAAGCCGAACATCATCCTACCCGTGGGTAGTAACTCGAACGTCAATCCAACGCTCAAGGCTATCGAACGCTCTGGTGACTTCAATGTCGCCAACCTGATACTCACGCAGTTGCAGGAAAACATCAAATTGACGTTTCTGAACTCGTTGCGTCGTGCGGAAGGCCCGGTCAAGTCAGCGACAGAAATCGCGATTGATGACCGAGACTTAATGATGGAAGAGCACGCGACTTTCGGCAGGCTCCAGACCGAACTGGTTGACCGCACGGTGCAGCGTTTCCTGCGAATCATGCAGGATCTGGGGCTGGCTCCGGTGATCAAGATCGACGGTCGAGAAGTCACGCTCAAGCACACATCACCGCTGGCTCGGGTGCAGGATGCCGAGGAACTGATGGCGATTCAACGGTTGTTTGAGATGGGTAATGCCACGGTTGGCCCGGAGGTCATGGCGATGTCAGTGCGGATCGAGAATATCCCCGAGGAAATCGTCAAGCGAGTCGGCGCGCCGCGTTCGATCATGCGCGATGACGCTGAGAAGGAACAGATTCAGCAGGCTGCAATGGCGGCGGCACAACAGCAGATGGAGCCTGAAACGGCAGCAGCATGAATAACAACCTCAAGCACGCCGTGGACAGGCTCCAAGTCGCCGACTGGAGCCCCTATTCAGATATTCCTGAGCCTGATGAGACTGACCGCAAGAAATACGAGGCTGTTGCTCGCCTGATCAAACAGACGTTCACCGGTCCTGCTGGTCGCAAGGTGCTGGACTGGCTGATCGGTAGCTTTTCTATGCGTCAGACCGAGCCTGAGAACGGCACGCAAGCAGCATTCAGGGCGGGCCAGCAGAACGTGGTAAACCAGATTTTGTACCAAATGCACATCGCAGAAGAAGGATTGAAAGATGAGTGATTACAGCGACACGGAAGTTTATGGTGAAGCAGGTGAAGACGGTCGGCCGGCGAATATTCCCGAGAAGTTCTGGACCCCTGGCGAGGGCGAGAGCCCGGCATCGATCGATGTAGGCAGCCTGCTCAAGACGCACAACCACCTGGCAACCACCATCGGCGCTGCTGATGGCTATATCGGCGCACCTGATGCGTTCGTATTACCAGATGCCCCTGATATGCCCGAGGGTGTTGATTACAAGCTTGAGGCTGATGACCCGCTGGTCGAGTGGTTCCAAGGCTTTGCGGCCGAGAAGAACCTGAGCCAGAAAATGTACTCGGAGGTTATCTCCGGGTTCATGCAGCAGCAGGGTGCGTTGCAGAAGGCATCGATGGATGCACGGCAGGCCGAACTGGATGCTCTGGGCGTGAATGGAAAGGGTGCCGAACTGATCGCAGCATTTACGCAGCAGGCCGAGAACTGGATGAAGGACGTGCCCGAGGGTGAACGTGCGGCGCTGAAGGAAGGTATGGCCGATGCGCTGACTAGCGCCAATGCGTACAAGTTCGTGAAGTTCATGGAAGCCCGGATGCAGCCATCGAAATTACCGGGAAGCGATGATCTTGGCGGTAACGCACTGACGCTCGATGACATCAACAAGATGCAGACCGAGGTCTATACCGAGGGTCCGTTCGAGGGCCAGCGAAAGTACGAAAAAGACCCGAAGTTCCGCGACAAGGTTAACGCATTGCGCGCACAGGTATTGGGTTCGTAGCCGTCCAAAATTGACCCTTGTTTTCATGAGTTGGCGCCTCATGTAGTTTTTGTATTCAAGTCACCAGCGGACCAACTGCTCAGGCAGCCCGTGACGGTAGACCGAAAGGACTCGGCCCGTATTACGGAATAACCGAACCGAAACTTTCTGTTTTTGTTTGGAGTTTGAGCAAAATGAGCAATTCACTCAGTTCTGTCGCTCGCGAGGAATTTGATACCGAAGTAAAACACGCGTATCAAACTCTTGGCGGCATCTCGACCACGGTGACGAACCGTGATGGTGTGGTGGGTGACACCTACCACTTCCGCAAGATGGGCAAGGGTTTGGCGAACAAGAAGTCTACGTCTGAGGACGTGACTCCGATGAACGTCGCCCACACGAAGCCTTATGCAACTCTGGAGAACTGGAACGCTCCGGAGTACACCGACATCTTCGACCAGGCCACGGTCAACTTCGACGAGAAGCGCGAACTGGCGCAGACCATCGCGGGTGCCATTGGCCGGCGCAAGGATCAGTTGATTATCGACGCGCTTGATGCGGTTGATTTTTCAACGAACTCCATGCAGGTCGCGACATCGGTCGGTGGCGCGGATACTAATCTCTTGACCGCAAAGCTGCGGCGGGCCTCTCGCCTGCTAAACGCCAAGGGTGTCGAGAGCGCAAACCGGCACATCCTGGTATCGGCCATTGGGCTGGAGTCCATGCTTGGTACGACTGAAGCATCGAGTTCTGACTACAACACGGTCAAAGCTCTGGTGCAGGGCGATCTCGATACGTTTGTGGGATTCAAGTTCCACATCATCGAGGATCGTGACGAGGATGGTCTGCCGGTTGCAGCCGGGGATGTTCGCAGTTCGTTCGCCTATCACAACGCATCGGTTGGTCTTGCCACCGGTCTTAACTTCCGCACGGAAGTCAACTATATCGCCCAGAAAACCTCGTGGCTGTGCAACGGCATTTTGAAAGCCGGCTCAGTGGCAAGGGACGAGGACGGCATGGTTGAAGTCCTCTGCGACGAATCGTAAAGGAGGGTCAGAGTCATGGCGTTTAATCGAGATTATTTGCAGTTGATCGGCCCGAGCGGTGGCAAATCTGGAAGCCTTTGGTCATACCGTACTGCGGACGCGAACACAGTAGTGCGCGCATCCGGGTATTTTGCGGGCACGACCACGGGTCAG